TGAACAAAGCAAAACACAGGGCGTCCAACATAGTGGACTTCCCTGCGCCATTGTTTCCAATGATTAATGTTGATGGCGACTCACAAAAATCTATCTCAGTCCACTGGTCACCTGTAGAGAGAAAGTTTTTCCAGCGAATAGTTTCAAAAGTAATCATTACGGGGGGATAACAAGATCGTCTTTTTTGATAACGGAATAAGAATATCCGTAAGTATTGCAGTTGATAGCAATTACATCTTTATCAACTTCAGTAACTTCTAAATGGTCTTCATAATCTTCAGCATTTAATAGTAATACATATCTCTCAGCATCATCTCGATCTTCAAATACAGTAACTGTTTTAGTATAATCTTTGCTGTTTACAGCGTAAATACCACCTGATTTTGTATCTGTTAAAACGAACATTAGATTTCTGCAGCTTCCATGTACAACGATCTCATAACATTTTTAATGTTGGACTTGTTCACCTTAAGATCTATTTCATCTATGTAGTTATCAAGAAGAGTCATCGTATCTTCGGTTTCCAGAACCCCAGAACCATTCTCAACTTCAACACTTAGATCTTCAATAATTTTTAGATCACCAAGACCCATGTCTTGAAGTTGACTTACAGCATAATCAAATTTTGAGTAGTCACCTTTGTCCTCTACAATTAATTTAACGAATGCTCCTTTGAGTTCGCTTTCATCTGGTAGAACAACTCCACCATTATAATAAAGCTTATGGAAAATGTCAAAAGGATTCCTATAGAAAGTTGTCCTAAAAGTTTCTGTGTTGAGGACATGGAATCCTCTTTTACATCCGTAGTCATTCCAATAAAGTTGATATGGGTTTCCAAGATATGTAACATTTTTCTTGGAAGATTTCATGTGATAATGACCACTAAACACCTTTGCAAATTTTGAAAAGTGTTTAGCATCCATGCCATTGTTCATCACATGACCAGGGTGTGCTTCAAAACCGTTAAGCTCAAGATGCCCCATGCAGATAGGAGCATTACTTTCGGTAACAGATCGTAGAGATTCGTCTCGGTTCTCGTCACATATCCAAGGCAGAAGAAGAATAGGAATACCGTCAAAATCAACGGTAGTAGGTTCAGTATAGACACTGATGTTCTCGTATTCTCCAAGTAACTCACTTGGGGCGTTAACTCGAAGGGTATTCTTGTAGTAGATATCATGATTACCTACAAGCATGTGCATACGAACACCTCTCTCTTGAAGAGGATTGAACCACATTTCTTTCGCCGCTTCCAGCGACATAAAGTTGATAGATCGACGTTTGTCAAAGGTGTCTCCTAAGGCAATGACTGTATCAATTTTATGTGCGTCTATAAAAGGAAGCACAACATCTTTATAAAACTTTCGATAGTGATCGATGAATGACTGATTATCATTACGAACACCAAAGTGCTGGTCGGTAATTAAAAGGATTTTCATTCTCTATAATAAGGTCCTTGATGGCAAACGTGATTAACCCAGTTAAAAAAGAAAGGTAGTGTCAATCTTGATGTACCTTTAGGTCCAAAAGTTTTAACACCATGATATTGATTACCACTAAACAAAAAGAGTCTATTATAAACATTTTTTACTGTTACAGTTTCTTCAAAATATTCTTCTGTTGAATGAAAATATTTTGCATACTCCTCATCAGAAACCTCTTCCCCTCCATAGTACCTTCGTTTAGTTTTTTCTTCATTGTCAGTATGTTGATAGTGAGTAGATTTTAATCTATAAAGAGAAGTACCCGTATCTTCAGCAGGATTTTTATCTAAGTAAATAATCCCACCAAATTGAACGCTACAATCTAAATGAATCCAACCTCTATTTTTAATATGATACTGATCATCATGCATTGGCCAGACTTCCTGAAAAGTCATTTGAGAATACCAAGTAGCCATTCTATCTGGAAAAAATATATTAACTATTCTTCTAGCAATATTTTCTTTAAGTTCTGGATTAATCTCAGAAAGATCTTTAGTCCTTGCTCCTGGCCAACGCCCATCATTCATGTGATATTCTAAACTTTTTGCATACTCAACTACAGCATCAGGATTATCAAAAAAATTATCGTAAATAATAGAAGGATACATAATTATCGTTTGGAATTCATTTCAACACGAGATTTGATCTGATTATATCCCGAATCGGTGTCACCGTCAACAGTGAAAACATGATCGTAACCAGACTTCTCAAGGATTTTGTCCTTAATATCCAACTGCCTTTTCTCTTTAGCAATCCTTCTCAAGAATGCATAGTAAACAATCTGTGTAAAATATGCAAAAGGGTTCTTTGATTTTGCTGGATTAAAGTTGTCAATATACTGAATACAGTTCTCGATGCCATCACAAACCATATCATCCTTATACATGTAATTGATAAAGTTTGGTCTATATGATAGATGCGTTGCGATCTTTAAAAAACAACTACCGATATAATTTCCTACTCTAGGTTTATTAGGACTCTTCCATCCTTTTAAAGTAGTAAACTGTTCCTCTTCATCCATCTCAGCGAGACCTGGAATCTCTTTCACAGCAGCATTGTACACACGCTCTTTGTACTTGACAATGGCAGCAAGAAACTCTTGATTATCAACGTAGTGTTGTTTTTGTTTTTTTACAGTCTTCATATAGTTTTTTGCTTTGTGTACATTATAACACACTTGACAACATTGTCAATTCTCTGTAGAATAACCATGTAAGGGTTCAAGAGAAGTTCTAGCTTTTATAGATTTTTTCAAATAACTTTCTAGCTTCTTCAGTCTTTCCTAGATAACCCATCTCGGGTTGGAGATCTAATTTTGAACTATCCTTTTTTTCATCATCATCTCCCATAACGAATGCTTCATACATAAATGAAACTTCTTTGCTCATCGATGTAACTGTTAGAATGTCCTTCTCGCGTAATATAAAGAAGTCTTCATCAGAAAATTGCATCCACTTTGCAAATCCCACACCCCTAACGGTGCGACCATCATCAGTTTCTTTAGTGATGATTTGTGTGCATACAGGACTCTGGATAAAGACAAGAGTCTCTCCACTATCTTCTGTAAGAACTGCTTTACCTAATACTTCTTCTCCGTTGAGTAGTTTGAATACTCCGTAGAATTCTTCGTCGTGTCTTGCGTAATTAATCATAAGCTTTTACTTTGACATCTATGATTTCATAATTAAATTTTTCTTCGTTATATACCTTGACTCTTTCCATCAAGTGATTGAGAGTGTAGTTGTTACCTCTATCAGTAGAGATATCATCTGCAATATCATATAATGTTGCTTGTGATTTATTTTCTCCTTTCCTCAGAACACGACCTATAGATTGAAGGTTCCTCACTCTGGACTTAGAAGGACTGGCGAAAATAACGTTATGTAATCTTTTGATGTTGATGCCTGTAGAAAAAGTCCCATAAGAAGCAACGATGATTGCGTTATCAGATTGTTCGGTAAGCAATCTAATGTCTTCGCGGTCATCAACATCGACCCCACCATGCACAAAATGCACGGGTCTATCTGTGTGACTATTTATCATCTCGTAAAGAGGCACCCCGTGACGCTCTACATAGTTGAAGAGAATTAGTGTGTTACCTTTCAGATCACACGCGAGATTGCGGATAAATTTATTTCTGCCTTCATGCTCTACAAGATAACTAATTTCATCTTGGTATCCTTCAAAGAGTTTTTCTTCGTGCTTCATCAGCACAATCTTAACTTTGAGTTTGGCAACATGACCTGCTTGCATTAGTTGTGCAGTTCTTGTAACTTGGGAGCATCTTCCAAATACACCTTCTAGAACTAACTGGTTGACGTTTGCACCATCAAGCGTCCCTGTAAATCCAACACGATACTTACACCCATGAAGCTTGCCCATCAAAGAAGTAAGAGATTTAGCTTTGAACTGGTGCGCCTCGTCACCGATCACAACGTCAAACCTGTCAAACCACTTTCTAGGTTCTTTGTAGATAGACTGCCAAGTGGTGATTACTACACTATGATCCGTGTATTTTTCTTGCCCCGCATATATCTTGTGGCAATCTTTGGTCGCCATCCATCCATATTCCTCAAAGTCTTTGTACATCTGCTCCACAAGAGAAGTAGTCGGGACTATGATTAAAACATTTCTGTTCACATTTGTATGAAAACGAACCAATGAATAGATCATTAAAGATTTTCCTGAGGCTGTTGGGCTCAGCAATAGTCGCCTATTATGTTTCAACGCTTCATATATTGCCTTATATTGATAATCTCGAACTTGAAGAGACGGGGGTAGGCACAGTGATTTTACGAAACCTACAACCGACTTGGGAGTAATCATTTCGTTGACATCTAATGGATGTCCGAAATACTTACAGTCTTCCATGCGATACTTATATCCCTTTTCATCCGCCCAGTCCAAGAGATAATCAATGAGACCAACATAAATTTCTCCCGTTGCTGGGGAATATAAACGGATCTTTCCATCCCATCCCCTCCAACGTTTTTGTTTCTGCATGAACTTTGCAGACTCTACCTCAAAAGTAAAGAAGTCTGCTAATTCATAATTGATGTGAGGTTCTGCCTCAACTTTAAGATACACTTCATTCTTCTTACGAATAAGGAGGTCCATAAAACC